CCGAAGGCGTCGACGATGCCGGAGTCCTTGATGGCCTTGCCGCCGTCCTTGACCATGGTGGTGACGTCGCCGTAGAATTCTTCGAGGTACGGGGCAAACTCGACGGCCAGCTGGTTTTTCACGCCCTCCTGTGTCTTCTGCAGGCGCTGATAGGCGTCGTCGACCGCTCCGAGTGCGGAAAGCGCCTCGTCGTCGAGCACGTAGCCCATGTTATGGGCTTCGTCAGCGTAGGCCTTGAGGGTTTTCGACCCCTGGATGATCAGCGGATTCAAATCCTGCGCGGAGCGGCCAAAGATGTCCATGGACATTGCGTCCCGCTCTGTCTCGTTCTTGACTTGGCCGAGGGCGTCGATGGTCTCATAAAAAACGTCGTTCGCGCTGCGCATGCTGCCGTCGGCATTGGTCACGGAGACGCCCAGTGCCTCAAAGGATGCCTTCGCATTGCCCGTGCCGTTCATCGTGTCCTGCATGTTGTTGGTCAGCTTTGTCAGGCTTCCCTGCAGGGTGTCGACGGATACGTCGATCAGCTCGGTTGCGTAGGAAAACTCCTGCAGCTGGTCAGTCGTCTGGCCGGTCTGCATGGAGAGCGTGATGATGTTGTCGGCAAAAGACGCAGATTCCTTTGTCATGGAGATCATGGCCTTTTCGACTTTTACGATCGCCGCCGCGACGGCAGCGAAGCCGCCAGCCAGCGCCAGAGACGACGCGTCAAGGCTCCCCATGGCGTTCATGGAGGACTTCATGCTGTCCGGCAGCTGGATGCCGAGCTTGGACGTCAGGCCATTCACCACGTCGCCGAGGTTGCCCATCTCCTTGCTGGATTCCTCAATTTTTTTCTTGTTTTCGTCGAATTGGTTGTTGAGGTTGTTGAGGTCGGCCTCTGCGTTGTTGAGGCTTGTCTGCCACTGCATGGTGCGCTTGTCTGCCTCGCCGTATTTCTCAGCGGACTGCTGCAGGGCGGCACGCAGATACTCGATCTTTTCGGTCTGCGTGGATATTTTTCGCCCGAGCACGTCGTTTTTGGCGCTCAGCGCCTCGACGCTGTCGGCGTTCTGCGCGTAGGCGGACTGCACCTTGCGCATCTCCGAGTTCAGGACGTTCATACCGTTTCCGATCTCGGAAATGGCCTGCTTATATTCTTTCTCGCCCGAAAGCGTAAATCTTGTGTTGATGTTTGGCATATTACGTGCCTCCGTTGATGTAGGCCGAGAGGCTCTGCGGCGCTTCCGGCTTTTTTGGCGGCTCCAGCGCGTCCAGCAGGAGCGTCAGGCGGTGCGGGCTCATGGTCTTCCAGAAATCCCGCTCCGGCAGGCGCAGCCGGAACAGCCACATGGCGAGGAAGCCGGGGAAATCAAAGCCCAGCTGCTTCGGTTTCCCCGGCGGTGTCAGTTTTTTTCGTCTTCCGACGTTTTTTCACCGGGTGCTTCCTCCGGCGGTGCGACTGCGGCCTGTATCAGCGGATAGATCCGCGTCCCGGCCTCGAGCGTCTGGTGCATGGTGAGCTTCCGGCCCAGCTGCTTGCTCGTAAAGCGCAGCGGAAGGCCGTTTTCGTCGGTGATGCCCTGCGTGTCTGCGGCGTCGGTCAGCATGGCGGCCAGGAAGGCCAGCGTGCTTTTGAGGCCGTGCACCGTATTCAGCGCGCGCAGCAGATTTCCGTCGTATTCGTCCTGCACGTCGGCAAGGACGTTCATGTTGCAGGAGAGCCGGTAGACCCGGCCCTCAAGTTCATAGTCGACGGTGTTGAGCTTGGTCGTCTCCATCAGGTCTCACCCAACTTTCCCTTGATCCAGGCAACGGCCTCCGCCGCGGTGTCGACGGTCTCGGTCTCGAGCAGCAGCTCGTCGGTCGAATCGTCTGCGAGGAATTCGCCGGTCGTGGTTGGCGTGTTGAACTGGATGTTCTCGCCCTTGGTCTGATAGCTCATCGAGGGCGGGCCGAACAGCGCTTTCGGAACCCAGATGCAGGTGTATTTTGTCACGCCGTCGATCTTATCCGGCGCGTAAAAGCCGACGCCGACATAGTTCGCGATGTCTTTTGCCGAGAATTTCAGATTTTCCTTGCTCGTATCGGATGTGCAGCCGTAGAGCATGGCCTGTGCGGTCCTTTTGATGTACTTGACAGCCAGCGAGATCGTGCCGCCGGTGGCAAGCTTGATATACTCGGCAAGCTTGGATTCCGCGTACAGGCGGCCCTCGGCGAACTTGAGTTCCAGCTGCGCGCTCATGGCGTCGCCGACGTCGGTCGGCTCTGTGTAGGTCACGGTGCCGGACGTGTTTTTATACTTTCCCGCCCGGATGCCGCGTAAGTCAAAACTAGGCATTTATAATAGGCCCCTTTCTTTCAGCTTTTGTGTAAGGATTTTTTCGAGCTCCGCGTTTACGCGCTTCTGCGCGTTTCGGACGCCCTTGGTCCAAAAATAAGTTCCTGTGATCTGCCCGTACTCCTTCGCGCGGCCGTAATTCAAAACAAAAAGCACGGTCGCCCTGCGCGTTCCGTGCTCGTTTTTGCCGACTGCGGTGATGGAGATGTACGGGTCTCCGTTTTTGTCGCGTTTGATGGTTTTGCGGTATTTCACGCTGGATGCATATGCCTCGGTCTGAAACCCGCTCGCCTTTACCATTTTTTGCAGTTCCTCGACGATGATATCCCCGGCAGCGTACAGGAGCTCCTGCTGCATGTCCTCATCAAAAACATTCGCTTTCTGGAGCGTGGCCATGAGCTCGTCGACACCGGTGATGGAGATGTTAGCCATAGGCTGCGCCCTCCGTTTCGGCGATGAGCGCGATCTGCGTGCGGCCCGTCTCCTTGTCGTAGGTCTCCATGTCGACGGTAGCAATGTAGCCTGCGGCCTCCAGCGCGGCTTTCGTGCGCTGGAGCAGAGCGGCGGCAAATCCCTCGGCAAAGATGGAAACGGCGTACTGCACTCCGGTCTCGGCCTCTCCGCCCTCGGCGTAGAGCTGCCCAGACTGTCCGAGCAGCTGATAGGTGATGTAGGTTTCTTCTCCGCCCTTGTATGGCGGGTGGCAGACCGGGACGCCCAGGTCTGCCAGCGCCTCATAGATCATCATGCGCCGTCCCTCCGTTTGCAGGTCAGCTCTACCTCTTCCGTCTCCGCGCCGTAGCTGCGGACTACGTCAAAGACGTCCGAGCCGCAGGTAATCTGCTGCTCGCCGCCGTACTCCGCGCTGTGCATGCGGAAAATTGCGTCCGTGCGCTTGCCGGCTTGCGCGGCCTGGTAATACTCAGCGCGGTTTACGGACTTGCGGGCGGCCCAGACGGTTGTCTCGCGTTCGAGCTTTTCGGTGGTCTGCCCGCTCACGATGGGGTAGGACAGCAGGCGCAGCGTGATCTGGGTGTCAAAGATCACAGCACGCGCCCCCTTCCCCGGTGCTCGGCGAATAATCGTCAGACAGGCCCATCGCATCGCGCAGCTCCTCAAAGCACGTCTTCCATTCGTCGCCGCGGCCGCAGAAATCATGCTGCCAGCGGACGAAGGCTCGGACGGCGTCTTTGACCAGCGGATCTTCGCCCGCTCCCTCCGCGCCCGCAAGGTGCAGGCGCAGGAGGCAGGCGTCGATCTCGTCGGCGAGCTCGTCGTCAAGGGCGTTTGTGGTCAGCCGCAGGGCGGTTTTTGCAACGTTGATCAAAGTCAATGGTTATCCCTCCCTGTTGGCCGCGCTCCGTCAGGCTTTCTTCTTGGTCAGCGTGACGAGGCTGTTGACGTCGGCGCACGCGCCGTCGGCGATCTCGATGGCCTTTGTGACCTCGTCGTCGGTGTCCTCGTCGGTGTAGCGCTTTACCGTCATGCCCATGTTCTCGTTCCAGAGGTAGTACGCCGGATCGAACATAAAGGCGAAGACGGTGTCGGCCGTGACCGACGCCGCAAAGGCCGGCAGGTAGTCGCCGGTCAGGATGACCTCGCGGCCAAGGATGTAGTTGACGGGCTTGCCGTTGATGCCGTAGTTGACGCGCGCGACGGGCTGGCCGTTGCTGTCGACCATGCCGACGATCTGCGTCTCAAATGTCTTCTTGGACATGAACCAGACCGCGCCGTCATATGCCTGCGGCAGCGCAGCTTCGGCCTTGCACAGATCCTTGTAGGTCAGAGCAGTTGTCGCGGCGGCAATGTCGATGTTCTGGCCGGTCGGGGCGGTCTCCGTAAGGATTCCCTTCGGCTGGCCGGAACCGGTGCCGTTGATGATGGCCTGCTCCTTCGCCTTTACCATCGCATTTGCGACGTTCCGGACAAACTGTGCCTCGAACATCGGGTATGCCATGATGGAAACTTCCAGCGACATGGAGATCGCGCAGCGCAGCTTGTGGTACGCAAAGACGATCTTGCCGGTCGAAGTCTTCTGTTTGTCGGAGCCCTCACCCTCGGCGACCCAGGAGGCCGTCGGCTTGGCCGAGCTGGTCGGGACCTGGACGCCGCCCGCGTAGGACGTGTGTGTTACGCGCGGCAGGATCATGCCGATAGCTTCCATCTTCTCGTAGATCTTCTGGATGGTCGTGGTCGGGATGACGCTGCCGACGTCGGAGGTCTTGGTGTTGGCGTCCACGTTGGTCAGCTCTGCCGGGATCTTCTTGCCGGTCAGGACGTAGTTCATGAAGGCCCGCTTGTACTCGTCGGTGTCGTACCGGTCGAGCACGTCCGGAGTCTTCGCCGTGCCGGACAGGTCGACGGACTGTACCGCCGCAGCCGGGGCCGCGACCTTCTGACCCGCGAGGGCGTTGAGGTTCGCCTGGATCTTGGCTTCCTCCTCAAACTTGGCGTCGAGGGCCTCGACTTCTTTCATCTTAGCCTGCGCCTCTGCGGTCTTGCTTTCGTCCAGCAGCTTCTGGGCGTCGTCCATGAGCTTCTGGCGCTGGATGTTGTAAATTTCCTTCGTCATTTCAATTCTCCTTTGAGTTTTAAAAATTTCAGTTTTGCTTCTGCCTGCGCCCGTTCGGGCATAAAAAAATCAGGCTCTGCGGCCTGACCTTTTAAAAAGTTTTCCGCGCGCCGGAGCGCGTCTTCGCTGAGCATGCCGGAATAAAAATCCGCCGCCAGCGGTTTCTGGCCGGTATCCGGCTGCATCACGCGGTCGACGAGGCCGAGCTCTACGGCCCGCTCCGCTGTGATCCACGTTTCTGCGTCCATCATGGCGGCGATCTCCGCCTCCGGCCTGCCGGTTTTTGCGACGTAGGCTAAGATAATGGCGTGGTTGGCGTCGCGCAGGACACCGGCGGTGTGCTCCATCTGTCGGTAGTCTCCGTCGGCGCTGGACTGGACGTTGTGGATCATCATCATGCCGGTCGGTGTCATTTCCGACTCGCCCGCCATGGCGATGATGGACGCGGCCGAGGCTGCGAGTCCTACAATGCGGATGTGGACGCCGCCGGCGTAGCTGCGCAGGGCGGTATAGATCTCGCTTGCGGCGAAGATCTCGCCGCCGCTGGAATTGATCTCGACTTCCGCCCGCTCGCCGTTTCCCTTGGCAAGCTCGTCCGCTACGGATCTCGGGCTCGTCGCCTCCATTCCGTAAAACTGATAGAAGCGGTGCTGATTGCTGGATACGATGGGCCCGCGAATGCTGATCTTCATGTGGTTTCATCTCCTTTCTGCGTGTTGTTCCGGTCGACCGGCTGCGTGTCGAGTCTGCGGATGGGCTTGTCTCCGCCGTCGACCGGCGCGAGGTTGAATGCGCGCCGCCATTCGTTCGGCGTCAGCGCGCCTCGGTCGACCAGCTGCAAGAGATTCAGCTTTGTTGAGGTCGACGCGAAATCCCACGCAGAGGCCTCGAATACGATGCGATTCCCGCAGCCGCGCTCGCGCCTGGAGAATAGCTTGCGGGTGTACTCGCCGCTGAGCTGCTTCAGCACCGGCTCGATCTCGGCGTCAAAATACGCGCTCTGTTCGTCCTCCGTCGCAATGGACGTGACGATGTGCGGGTTGGTATTGAACAGGGCATAGATGCGCTGCGTGGTCTTATCCATCTGTGCGGCGTTCGGGACGTAGTCCTTGGGGTCGATCTGCTTGGCCTCGGCCTTTGCGTCTACTGCTGCAACGCCCGTGCCGTTCGTCACGTTCAGGAAACTGTCCGCGAAGTCCTGCGCGCGCTTCTTCACGTCCTCCGGGCGCATGGACGCGGCGAACATCAGCAACCAGCGAATCACGGCGCTGTTTCGGATGGCCTTTACAATGCCCTGGTCCGTCGTGGTGACGATCTCCATGAGCGGCACGATGGCCGGGGCGATTGGATCTCCGAAGATGTCGTTCTCGTAGAAATCCCCGCGCAGGTGGATGATATCGTCATAGGCAAACGTCAGGACGTTGCCGTTCTGCATGTAAAATTTCAGGTACAGATTCCCGCCTGCGTCGTAAACGGCGTCGGCCTGCATGGCCGCGACTGGGAAGATGGCGTTCGGCAGGCCGTTTTCATCCCGGAGGATCACGGCAAACGCGTTGTTGTTTAGTACCAGCTGCGCGGCCAGCTTCTCCTGCAGCATCTGGCCGGTCATGTACTGGTTCGGCTCTTCGAGCAGGAAGCGGATGTACGGCTCCGGGTTGACTGCGATCTTCCGCGTCTGGGCGGTGATGGTCTCCCGGATGTGCTTTGCCGTCAGCTTGCCGATTGCCTTGATCTTGGGCCGGATGCAGGCGCGGACGATATCGGATTGGTACATCTTGCCGTTGTAGCTGTAAAATCCGTTTCCGCGCTCCTGCACCATCTGGACGGTCGAGACGCGCTTGGTGGTCGTGATATTCGTCAGGAGGTTTTTCAAAAATCCCATGTTGTCACTCCTAGAGCATACTGGTGTATTCCGCCTGCTTCTGGTCGTAGATCGTGTAGGCATCGAGCAGGGCCGCCGTGCCGTCAATGCGGCGTGTGGACTTGCTCGTTTTGTGCGGCTGGATATTGCCGTTTTTGTCCTCGTCGTAGGCGGTGTTTGCGAGGTTCCACTTGTCGATTGGGTGGTTGTTGTAAATAATGCGCTTGGATTCCAAGTCGTTCCCGCAGCGCTTCATGGGCTCGGACAGGGTCTTGACACCCTGATGCACGGCGATCATGGCCTCTGCCCCGAAGTAGTCCGCCATGCTGTCTACCCAATAGGCCGCAGACCAGGCGTCGTATCCGAAAAACGGCAGAAAAATATCGAGGTCTTCCTGTACCTCGATGAACCATGCTTTGACGTCCTCATAGCGGATCTTGTTTCCCTCTGACAGTCGGAGCAGCCCTCGCTCATGCCACTTGTCGTAGGGGATCTTGTCCTCCGTGACGCGCTTTTCCAAAAGGTCCTGCGGCAGCCAGTACATCTGCAGCACAAACAGGATCTCCGGCAGCTCCGGCACCTGGAACAGGACCTTCGCCGCCGTCAGGTCAGTGGTCTTGGAGAGGTCCGCGCCTCCGATGCCGTATCGCGGGTAGGAAAGCACGCGCTCCTGCGTCTTGCCGTCCGCCATGTGGTGCTGCCAGATCAGGCGGCGGTTTTCCTTGTCGAGCTGGAAGGTGTCGCGGTTGTCCAGCTGTTCAAAGTTGAGCCATGCTTCGCTGGAGGTCTCGCGGATGTTGAAATCCTTGCAGACGAGGTTTCGGACGAGGGCCGGGTTTTTCTCCGCCCGCTCGACCCGCTCTTTGAGGGCCGTGTAGCTCTTGATCGTCCCGAGGCCGGGGTTGGCTTTCTTCCAGCAGGACGGGTCATTCCACTCGCTGCGCTTGTCGAGCTCGTAAATAAACGCGATCCGGCGCGGGTCGTGGTACCCGTCCGGATCTTCGTAGCCGTTTATGATTCGCTCGGCCTCTTCGTATTTTTCGTCGTAGATGTCTTCTCGAATGGTGCCGGCTGTGGAGGTGATGAATCGCAGTGGCTGCGCGCGGGCCTGATCGCCGTCGGCAATGATGTCGTACAGCGGTCTGCCGTTTTTCCACTGATGGATCTCGTCCATCATGGCCCCGTGGATATTCAGGCCGTCTAGCGTGTCGCTGTCAGAGGACAGCGGCTTGAATACGCCGTCGTTATAATCGCTGTCCACCTCGCCGACCAGACAGCGCGTCCGTTTGCGCAGCGCCGGTGATTTCTGCACCATCCGCTTTGCTTCCTGCCAGATGATCTTCGCCTGGTCTCGCTTGGTCGCGACGGCGTAGACCTCTGGGCCAGCCTCGCCGTCTGCCAGCTGTAAATACAGGCCGACGCCGGATGCCAGCAGCGATTTGCCGTTTTTCTTGCCGACGATGAGGACGGCCTCGCGGTACTGGCGGTTTCCCTCGATGTCGATAAACCCGAAGACAGTCGCCAGCAGCGCCTTTTCCCACAATTCCAGCTTGACAAGCTGGCCGCCCGCCTTGCCCTTGGAGTGGTGGCAGTAGTTTTCAAAAAATTCTAGGACGTGGTTTGCCCGGCGCGGGGAATAATAAAACTCGGAATCCGCGTTTTCAAGCTGCGCGACCACATGTCTGTAGGTCTTCTGCACCTTGAGACTGACGACTTCGCGGCCGTCCTGTATGGCCTGCCAGTATTCGAGGATTGGGTTGTAGGTCGCCGGGTAGCGCGTGAGTTTCATTCCTCGTCACGCTCCCGGACAAAGCTTGCAAAGCCGTCGTCCTCCTGCTTCGGCGCGGTGTCCGGCTTCGGCAGGAGCGCCGTGAGCTGCTTGATGATCTTCTGGTAGTTCGCGTTCGTGGAGTTGTACGCCTGCCCGATCGGCCGGGCGCGGTCATATGGCTCCAGTCGCTCCGACTGCTGAAATTTCTCTGTCCAGCCGTTTTCCCGCAGGTCGTCTGCCATGTCCTCGCACTCGATGCGCATAAAGGCCGCCTGATCGATGAGGCCTGCGACAGTCCCGGCCGCTTCCTTCGGCAGATTCCGGTAAAGCTTTTTCAGACGCGCTTTCTCCGCGCGGATCCTCTGTTCTTTGGTCTTTTCACGCTGATTCGCCACAGAAAACGCCTCCTTTTTGCGTGATTTTTGCCTCCTGCTCACGCGTGCGCGTGGATTACTTATCGCCGCTTCAAAGCAGGGGGGCCTCGCGAACGGCCTGCGTATTCTTCCGAGGTAGGGCGTGCGGTGATCTAGCCGGCGCCCCGGCCTCGCGCGACGGGGGGGATCGGGTCGCCGGCGGCGTCGAAGAAAATTTTTTGCGTCAGAGATCTTGTGACGCCGTGCCCGTCGAACTGATCGTGACAGTCTTTACAGACGTACTCGAGGTTGGAGTAGGACAGGCTGACGTCCGGGTCGGTGATGTTGTCCGGTGTCAGCGCCCACTTGTGGTGGACGATGTAGCCCGGCTTGTCCCGGCACTCTTCGCACAGCCCGCCATCGATGGTCCGGCGGAACTTGATATACCCGGCGCGGCATTTCTTCCAGCGCCCGGACGCGTAAAAGCGTGCGGCCCATGGCTGCATCCTGTTCCCTCCAATTCTTCACGCTATCACTGTAGCACAGATTTTAGGCTCTGTTAGCTCAACTTTTGCGGTAGCCCATTGCCCGCGCTGCCTCGTAGACAAAGCGGCTGTACATCCGCTTGGCCGTGGATGTGCTCACGTGTACCTGTCTGGCAGCGGACTCCAGACTCTCGCGCGGCCAGATCCACGTATGCAGGCGCACGATCTCCAGCACATCGCCGCCGTCCCGCCATGTCTGCACGGTGTTGATGGCGGACTGGATCGCCGCGTAGTCCTCGTACTCCCGTGAGGACAGGACGCGCACCGCAATGTCCTCGACGGCGCGGCCGGAGGATTGCCCGCCTGGCTGCGAGGAATATCCCGGCGTGATCTTCTGCCGGCTCATATCCCGAACCTGTCGGCTCAGTTTCGGGTATTCGCCGATGGTGCGGCAGACATTTCCGTACCACCAGTATCTCGGCTTTGACACTTTCCCACTTCCTTCCTGCTTCGTTCTAAAACCTTACGCATATACAAGGTTTAATTTAAGCGGCTCCCGTTCCGCTTGTGCTCTGATCTTGGGTCGACTACATACTTATAATATTGATACCCGTACTTTGTCGTCCGGGCCTCTACGAGGACGTAACCTCGCGGGGCGACGGGCGGATGCTTGGGGCTGTACTCGCGCACGGCCTCGGTCGCAGGTTCCGGCTCCGGCCGGACGCAGCTGCGGCTGGCCTTGTACCGGTGCCCGCCGAATTCCTTTTTCCAGTGGCCGTGCAGGTAGTCGGCCAGCGCCTTATAATCCCGGCCGTGGTCGACTTTGTTTCCATTTTCGTCCATGTAATAGTTGTGTTCCCGTAAGTGCCGAACCTCGATCACGCTGCCGAGGCCCCAGATCCTGCCGATCTCATCCTCCGGAATGCCGTCCGAGATCATGTGCAGATGGAACCGACTCGTCGACTTGCCCTGCCCGTAGACAATCACGATCTTGGCGTTTGGGTATTTATATAGTAGGCGGCGATAGAATCTGTTCCGAATCTGCCGCATTTCGGCAGCAGTATGTACCTCGTTCTCGGCGTCGAGCGTCAGCGTGGAATACAGGCTGGTCGGGCCGAAGTTGGCATTGACGAGCGCTTCCAGTTTCCCCTCGGAGATTTTCCGGTTGAATTCGTCCTGCTCTTCCCGCGTCTGGAACCGCGGCTTCTTCGGCCGGCTGGTCTTCGGATCCGTGCCGCCCGCCACCGTGTACACGATCTGCTCGCAGACCCTCCCGGAAAACTTCCGGCGCTTGTGTCTCTTCACCATAGTCTCAGTTCCTCCCATCTCTGCCCGCTCAAAGCGTGGCCGGAAATTCCGGCCATGCGTTCAACTGGCAGTCCCTTCTTCTGTGTACCCGCACGCCGTACACGTACACGTATCTGTCTTTTCGTCCCAGCGGCAGCAGCCCACAGCCCAACATTCCGGGCAGATTGGCCACGGGCCTTTTTTTCCGGCCGGATCTGGACCCGGTCCGATTGGTGTCTCGTCTCGCAGTGTAGCCGGAGACTTCGGCCACATTTCGTCAAGCAACACGTCTATCCTGCTTTTCAGGCTTCGCAGCTTAAAAAACACCAGCACGCCCAGCGCGAGCCACTCCAGCGCGGCGGCAAGGCTCAAAATCTCAATGATCATTTTCTTCTCCTTCTATTCCTTCCATAGTCGCTTGGCAGTATTGGCAGCGGCTCGGCAGGCTCTTCCTCACGCCGCCCTTTTTCCAGACTTCGACGTGCGGCTTCTGCGGCCTGCCGCAGGCCGGGCAGCGGTAGACGTGGAAGATATCATCCCAGCGCCACCAATTCCCGGTGCGGCGCAACTGCTTCGCCGCGTTTTTAAGCAGCACGGCATAGCAGTCCGGTACATCCTCCGGGAACCAGCCTGCGATGGGGCCGCCGCTCAACAGGCACTTGTCGCAGTCGTCCGCCCTGCACGCCTCTATCGCCTGCATGATCTCCGTAAAACTCATATCTTTTTTGCCGAGCAGCAGCGCTTCCTGGCGTTTTTCTTTTCTGCTCATTCCTGTGCCGCCTCCATTTCCTTGCGCTCTTGCATAAACCCGTGCAGGAACAGCTCCAGCAGAGCGGCGGCGCGGTTGGTCAGATTTGTGAAATCCTTTTTGCTGATCTGCAGTTTGCCGGTCGTAACAACCTCAGTTTCCGGTCGACCAATAATCTGAATTGTCGGATTAGGCACCAGCTTCTTTGCACCGTCCGTCCCCACTTCGAAGAGCGGCGGCGTGGACTGCTCCATGACGATACGCGGCGGGTATTGCTCGCCGCGGAAGCTGGTATCCCATTGCTGTTTTTCGTAGTATGCGACAAAATTGTCTAGGTCGTGCGCAAACGCGCCCATGATTTCTGCCATTTTGATACTCCCTTCAAATTGTGATGATCTCCCGCCTCGACTGGCGGGTGAATTTGCGTTCCGGGCAGAAGCGGCATTCGGTGCAGCTCCAGGCGCCGCGGTAGTTGTTGCGCGTCGGGCAGAAGGCGTTGTAGCAGATCCCGGAGCCTGCCCGCTGCGGGCCGCGGCCGAATTTTTTCTTCTTCGGTTCGGCTTTTGTCTTTTTGGCTGGATCCTTCTTGGTGACGAGCGTGGCCGCGCGTTCTTTCCGGAAGCAGCCGCAGCTCTTTGCATGCCCGTTCCGGAGGTATTTCCCGTCTTTGCTGCAAATGGTCCCGCATTTACACTGGCAGATCCAGTGTGCCGTGTCTCCTTTTTTGCTGGTATCCCGCCCGATGACGTGCAAATATCCAAAGTCCATGCCCGTCAGGTCGACTACGTGTGACATTTCCATTCTCCTTTCGTCAGGGGCCGGTCTCCCGGCCCCTATGCAGGGCGGACTTGCACCGCCTGCGCCTGCGCGTCCCCCTGTCGCCGCAGACGAGCTGCCCTTGTCTGCTCAGGCAGCTTTCCATAAGGGAGGTAACACGATGCCGCCGGGCAATCTTGACACCCGGCGTGGGGTAACGTTGACGGTTCCCATCCGCGCGCACGTTCCACACGCGCTTTTTATCCCCGGCCCGCGGGCTTGAGGTTTCGCGGGCCGGGTGCAAAGCCGGGTTGATCCTCCCGCAGCCGTCTCATGGCTGAGCGGCCGCGGCATAAGTCCGAAAAAATATGGTCCCCGGCTGATTGCTGGTCTTAGTCCTCGGGCTGGCTGATATCCTTGTGCCGCAGCCCGTCGGCGTTCTCGGTCAGCGGCAGCGCCTGCCGCCGCGCGTGCTCATCCGGGTTCCAGCCGCACCGCGTGCAAAGAACCGGCGCGAGCTTTGCATACGGACAGGCATTGCCCTGCTTCGGCAGCCCTCATGCCTCGCGCGGGCTACTCTCGTTTTTTTCTTCCGGCATGTTTAAATCTCCTGTATGTCGATCCCAAATTTTGACCGCATGAATTTGCGGTTCCGCAGATACTCCTTTGTCCGCGTGGCGGTCGACTTCACGTCCTCGACGACCAGCTTTCCGCCGAATCGGTAGGAAAAGTCCGCCGTGTACCGGATCGCGCGGATCCGCTCCCCGGTCTCTGTCACATAAGATTCCTGCAGCGTGAATTGCGGCTGCAGCCGCAGGTCGGAGATGATCCCGGCCCGCAGCATGACCATCAGCTCGTCATACCGCCGCGCCTCCTTCTGGCTGTCGAAGCGCAGCTCTCCGCGCTCGGCGGGCGCGCTGTGATACTTCGAGGCCTTCTTCGGCGCCGCGGCAGCCCCCGGCATCTGCTGCCGTGCATAAAGCTCCCGCATCCTCGGCGGCATGTCCGCCATGCTCTCAAACCGCAGTCCGCTCATTCGGCAGCTCCATCCATCTTCGCTCCGCAGTTGGGGCAGTATGAGAAACCGCTCGCCATTTGCGCACCTTTCGTGATTCTGTAGCCCTTATTGCAGCCTGTGCAATACCAGTTTGAACGTACCCGTTCCCATCTTGCGTGCACCACCTGCACAGCGTCTACGACTGGCAGACTGTATAAGTCCTCACGCATTCCCTCGTATCCCACCTCCACTTCGAGGCGATCGATTACTGCATCTAAATCAACTAACCGCACGATCTCTTCACCTCCGCTCATCTTCGCCCCGCAGTATGGGCAGTAATTTGACCAGCGTTCAGCCCACATGTCGCAGCAGGATGACACAAAGCCCGCCGCAGCGGTCACACCACTGCGATAATGCGTTAACCACCGCCCATGCACCACCTCCGCAACGTCGGCGGCGGGCATTTCCCGAATTTCGGCATATGCGCGTTCCAACCGTGTTAGTGCCGTCATGCTTCCACCGCGTTCTGCTTTCCGTAACGCAAATAGCGCATCCTCGCGCCTGATATAATCAGCCATCCTTCTTGCCCTCCTCTACACGCGACTTAAGCCATTCTTTGATTTGCATCGCGCAGGAGCAGCAAAGCTCAATATCAGGTGATTTCTCATGGAACGCGCTTCGTACGTTTACATACGTCGCAGAGCTTGTGGGGTTTATCTCCGCCCCGCAGCGGTCACATATTCGTTTCGTTGCCATCCTTCTTGCCCTCCAATCTGTTCAAAGTAAAACTTGATCGGTTTCTCGTGCTCGATAACGTTGCCGTAGGCAACTCCCACCTTGTAGATGTAGTTCTCCCTGAGTTTGCGCGGGATCTCCTCGATATAGCGCCGGAATGTCTCCATCGTGTTTGCCCGCTTGTAGTGGTTGCACATCCGGCAGGCAGGCATGAGGTTTGAAATGTCATCTGTTCCGGCTTCTTCAATGCCCCACGGTCGCAGCGGCAGAAAGTGATCGACTTGCATATCCTTGATGTCGATAGCCCGTCCACAATAAGCACAGTGGCCGTCATACTTCGCATAGACCGCTTCCCGTTTTTTCTTACTGAAGCTCATCCCTTGCCCTCCATTTCCTGAATCGCCCGCTCGGCCTCTTCGCGGGTTAAAAATACGGTTTTGCCAAACTCCGAAACGAAAATATAGGCGTTGCATATGCCGCCGCTCCCTACGAGCCACAATTGATTCAGATTGTTCCCGCCGTGTCCTATTACCTTTCTGGCGCATATCTCATCGCATACGCCATTATCAATGTCAAAAATGTGCTCGATCATGTAAACCGTATCGCCCACCTTGCACGGCAGCACCACCACGCGCCCGTCCTTGTCGGCCTCGGCAAGCTCGCGGAGGCGGTCAAACCCGCCGCACAGCTCGGCAATGTCCTCGTAGGCTTTCAGCCGTCCGTACAGATCGCGGGCCATCTTGCGGAAAATATCCTTGCCAAAGCCGTTGCTCGTTGGGCCGTTGATCAGCACGTTGAGCGTGCTGTCCCGGCTCTGCTTCCAGTCGATTTCCTTGCCGCCGATCGCGGCGTGCAGAAATCGGTCGGTGCCCGGGTCTACGTTGATATTAGGACTTGTCAGTCGTTCCATGTCTCTTCCTCCACATACCGCCAGCTCTGCGGCGGGCGGGTGATTGGCTTGGGTTTTACCTTGAGCGCTACCTCTACCTCATTTGGCACAGCGTAAAATTCCCGCAGTTCGCGCGGGGTGTCGTAAATTTTAAGATCATCGATCTGCATGCCGTATCCGTGCTCCGTGCCCAGATACTTGTATATGTCCTCGCGGGTGAGACAGGCATCCACCGTCGCCCATTTGGGGATCATGCAAAGCGGGTAGACCGTGCCGATCTTATTGCAAGTAAATTCCGCAACGACTTTCCCGTTTGCGGCCTCATATCCAAACGCCTCCGCCTGTTCGCGCTCATAGGCCGATTCCGCCGTAATAGCCGGCGCCCCTGCGTTGGCTTTCACCATGAGCGCCCCCTTTCCGCCTGTGGTACAGTAGATATAGCACTTAAACGGCACACCGCACTTCGGCGCGGTCTTGCGGATTTCGACCGTTTTACTCCCGTTCAGGATCTTCCGAGCCCACTCCGGGCGAATGCTGATCAAGACAGCTTTACTCATGCCTTGCCTCCTGTTCCAATTCTGCGCGGAACCGTTGTTCCAGTTCAAACACGCCGCGCGGCTTGCCTTTGTAATAGCCTTTCATTGGCCTGTCTATTTTCCGTTGCAGGTCTTTCAGGCGCTCCCAGTATTCCGGCAGGTAAATATACATATTCCGCAGTTCCCGCAGGTTCTTGTTGCAGCAGCACCAGCACGAAACACGGTCCAGCACGTCATAAAGGCGGATCGTGCCCTCCAGCCACGAAAACCCGTTTTCATAGCAATATGCCATGGCGTCGGCTTCCGGCATGCCCCACTCCGCCAGCGGGTGCAGTTTATACGGCTTCCGTTCTTTTTCCAGTCGCGGCGTTTCGTCGGCAGCTATGCCAACGTAAACCATAGCGTCCCGCGCCTCCGCGTACCTGTCTATGGCTTTCAGCTTCCCCGTGGTTCCCCAGCGGCAGAGGCCGCCACACCAGCCATAACCTTGGTGTGTGCCTTTCTGCTTACTGCAAACCGGCCTTTCCAGCATATCAAACAGGAACGGGTTTTCCGGCTCCAGTCTGGTGTACTTGATCCCCAGCTGCTCCAGGCGGGGTAGCATTTGATCCCGTGTGTGGTAAATCGCCTCAAACTCCATTCCGGTATCGTAGAAAACCACCTCATTCAGCGGGTGGCCCTTGGCAATCAGCATTAGGAGCATGGCCAGGCTGTCCTTGCCCCAGCTGACACTTGCAATATGCCATTTCATTCCGCTTTTGCACCTCCAAACGCCGCCAGGTCGAAACAGGTCTGTTTCCCAACGTACTGGCACCACGCCCATTCCAGCATGGCACCGCGGCTATACACCATCAGCTTCTCGCCCTGGATTTCCATCCGGTCGGCCTCGATGTTCGTGATATCCTGGCAGGCATCACACACAAACCTCATATCAGCGCCCCCGGCCGGGTGTCCGGCGTGTAGTGGAGCTTGGTTGCGCGGGCGTTCTGATGGTACTCCGGGCGGGTGAATTTATAGCCCCAGTGCTTGGCGGCGGTAAAAAGGGCCGCATAGCCGTCCTCGGCGCGGACGGTCGCTTTCTGGTCGCCGTAGGTCACGGAAAAGTGGTTCTGACCGGTATATCCTGCCTGTGCGATCACGGCGGGGCGCCGCGGTGCCCGCTCGCCGGGGTAGTCGATGCTATTTCGCAATGTGTTTGCGCCTCCTTATCTGGTTGTCGGCATGGACCATCTGCTTTCCCGCTGCAAGATCGGGCTGCAGGCTGTCCCTGTCGCGGTGGTTGACATCATAGATGTGGTTCCGGATGCTCTCGTAGAGCGTCCAGGTGCAGCACCCGGCGCGGCATGTGCCGCTTCGGTCCGGGCAGTTCCGGCCGCAGGGCGGCGGGATGGGCCGCATGCGCGGCGCAAAATAATTCACTCCGCTTCCTCCTGTACGTGCTGCAGCCATGCCGCGAGCGTTTGCAGCGCCGACTCGCGCTGCAGCAGGTCTTCGACCGTATCCCGGTCGACGCGCGGCATGCTCTGCAGGATCTCCCGGTCATTGGCGCAGTCATCGGCAAAAGCCATGACGGCGTCGATGATATCGGCCAGCTGATCCGGCCGGAGCTCGACCGTGATCTTCGGTTCGTCCATCACAGGATCCCGTAGGTCGTCAGGCCCAGCGCGATCGCGCCGGTCGCGACGCATGCGTCTGTCATCTCCGCATACCCGGCGATCACCGCCAGCACAAAGGCCGCGCCGCCCAGCCACACGCAGCAGGTTTTTGCCACCCGCCGCATGGCCTCCCGGTACCGCAGCTCCTCCAGCAGCCGCTCCTGCCGCTCCCTGGTCTCTTCCTCCGGCTCATACCCGAGCCGCTCCGCAAGATTGGTTCTCATTCTGCGTCCTCCTTCGTCTCCGGCAGGCGTTCTGCCGATTCTACCAGTGCCATAAGCCGCTTGTAGGTCTCCGTCCTTTCCCTGGCGCGTTTTGCGAGGGTTGCATGCCGTTCAGACAATTCCGCCACTTGCGCGTGTGCAGCCATGTTCTCGTGCTCATTCGCCGCGTTGTTTGCCACGATCACAAGCAGCTCCAGCGTGTGCTTCAGCTCAAACCAATCGTCTCCGCTTAGAATCAGTTTCCGCATTCCGCTTATCCTCCTTCGCCTCCTGCATCCGCCTGACGAGCCGCGCCAGACGGGCGTTTTGCGTCACGAGCTTCTGCGCGTCCAGGTCCAGCCCCTTGCGCTTGAGCCCGCCGATGATCTGCGCCGCCTGGCACTCACACACCAGCGCCGCCTCGATCAGATCATGCAGCTCCTGCGCATCCAGCGTCAGGGTGTAGGTCTTTACCTTCGCCATAATATCGACTCCTATGTACGCGCCTTACGGCGCGTTTAATTGCTGGCCGCGGGCAGACGCCCTTCGGCTGCGGCCCGCTCGAGGATCTGCCACGCCACGCGGCGGGCGGCCTGCCGGTTGGCCTCCTTCTGCTCCGGCGTCAGCCGGCGCAGGTAGTTGTCGGCGATATACGCCGTGCAGTTTGGAAAATGATACTCGGCCACGATGTGCGGCTCTTCGTCCGCGATCGGGTCATACTGTTTTCGCATGGTTCAGCCTCCTTCCGGCGTTAGTTTTTCCAGATTTTACAGTCTTACGCTTTTTACCCTTGTTCGGTCCCCGCCCACGTGGTAAGATGTTGGCGGGTGGTGTTTTTATGACTGATAAACAACTTAAAATTTGCGCCGCTGTCGTTCGCAAGCACAGGCTCGGCGACATTCTCGACGAAACCGGCTGTGGCAACTATCTGGTGCTCCAGGACGCTATGCCCGTTGGGGCGCTCAGATTCAATGACGATGCGTGCAACGACGATACCCTTGTGACGCTGGCCGACTTCGCGCAGGAGGAATACGACAAGCACGTGCAGGACACTTCTCGGTATCGGCTCTCCATTATCCTCTCGGCGTTGGCCCTCTTGATTTCCTTCGCCGCGCTGCTCTTTTCGTCCAGCTCTCTTTTCGGCTGGCCGTTTACGCCCGCGTAAAGGCGATGATGGCGACGGCCAGCGTCAGCAGCGATACGATCATCGACGCGATCCCGATCACCAGCTGGACGATTGCCCGACGCTTGCGCGTCCGTTCCCGGTCGCGCGCTTCTTCCCGCGCCCATCTGGCGAGCTTTTCTTCCTTCGTTTCCATGCTCACATCCCCCTGATTGCCACGATCAGCGCGGCCAGCGCGACGATCATATTGACGATGGCGTTCCACAGCGCTTCGCGCCTGCGGTCCTGCAGGTCTTCCCGCCGCCATTCTTCCAGACGGCGTTCGAAGTCTTCCATGTTCACGCCTCCTTCCGCTCGTCTTTCTTGCTCTCCTGCGCCAGCATCATGCCGTAGGCGATATCGCTCAGGCGCTGGAGCTGTTCGTCGGTCAGATTCCCGGACTGTTTTTTCAGGTAGTCCATGACCTGCTTTTCCTTCTCGGACATTGTTCTCACCTCGCGTTGTCGCAACACTTTATTTCTGTGTTTTGTATTGTGACTACACTGTACCACCATTCTGATGTTTTGTCAATACATGTTTGCAAAATATTTTGCATATTTTTGTATTGACAATACATCCATCGCGTGTATAATATAGTCATGAGGTGATTTCAATGACCATCAACGAGCGAATCAAAGAGATCCGCAGATCTTCCGGACTCTCTCAGACCGACTTTGCCGAACGTCTCGGCACGACCCGCGGCGTGATCACGAACCTCGAGGGCGAGAAAACAAGCCCTAATGAGCCGTTCATCAAGCTGATCTGCCGGGAGTTTAACGTGAATGAGGACTGGCTCCGCACTGGCGATGGCGAGATGAAGCAGAAGCTGACGAGGAATCAGGAGATCGCCGAGTTCATGGGCGTCGTCATGCACGACCCGGACGACTCGCCGCGCAAGCGGTTTGTATCGATCATCAGCAAGCTCAGCGTTGACGAATGGCAGCTGCTTGCCGAGATCGCAAAAAAAATGGCCGAGGACGGATGACCGCCCTCGGCTCTTTTTTCTCTATGCGACCAGTCCGCGCAGGAAGCGCCAGACCAGATCGAGTTGTTCCGTCGTCGCAAGCCGCAGCATGCGGCGGATGTCCTGCAGGTAAAAAGTTCGCGTCATCCTATCCATTCCCCCATTCTTCCACAAAAAGACCGTTCATTTTTTGTTCACTTTTCCGGTTGTGCTTTCTTCGGCGGTGGCTTACAATATTTGTAGGTTCCTTTTCCTGACTCGCATGATTATATTAGAACATACGTTTGATAATTACAATTATGAGAGTCTACAAAAATTTACATATCAAACTGGAGGTTTTGCCATGAAACAGACATGGCGCAGGGTTCTGCTTGTGCTGGTCTGCTGTGTGCTGGCCTTTGTCGGCTGGGTCGGGCTGCTCCGTTTGGCGGACACGATCTCCGCCGCCCGCTCTTACAAATCTTCGCCCGCAGAGCTTCGCGCGGCGGCCGACGCCGCTGTGCTCCCCGCCGCGGATCCGGCCTTTACCGGCAGCGCGGAATATACAGACGCGGAACAGGCCGAGGCGCAGGCTGAGTATTACGCCAGCATCGGCGGTGACCCGCTCGACGTGGAGCCGCTGGAATCGATCGTCGGCGATTTTGTTTCGTTCCTCCCTGGCACGCTTCCCGCAGAGGCTCCGGCCATCTCCGGTGCGACCGGCGACAGCATCCACACGTATATCTACAACAAGTCCAGCGGCGTTTTCCATCTTCCCGGCTGCTCGCACGTCGACCAGATGAACCCCGAGAACCGCGGCAGCTTCACCGGCTCGCGTGAAGAGGCCGCCGCGCTGTACACGCCGTGCAAGGATTGTGATCCGTAGGAGGTTTTATGTACTGTAACAAATGTGGCAAGGAGATCGACGATGAGGCTCTGATCTGCCCGTACTGCGGCTGCGGGACCGTGAATTACATCCGCGACCAGGCGAAGGCCGAGTCCCGCGCGCGGGAGCCCCGCCAGCCCGCGCAGAAGAAGCGCTCGACTGCGCTGTTACTCTGTATCTTCCTCGGCGGCTTCGGTGCACATCGGTTTTATGTCGGCAAGATCTGGACTGGGCTTCTTTGGCTCTTTACGCTCGGCTTTTGGGGCATTGGCACGCTGGTTGATTTTTGCCGGATCTATGATAACAAGTTCACAGACGACGCCGGGCGCCCGCTCTACGATGAGTACACGGATGGCATGACGCCTGAGGAATACGAGTCCGCCGTCGCTGGTCCCCGCAGAGTCCGGAAAGTTATCATCGTCATTGCCCTTGCGCTTTGTGCTGGCTGCTTCCTGTTCGTCCGCGTCATCCCCGGCCTCATGTACGCGCTAGGTTTTTGAGATGTCGCCCGCGCCGCTGGCCGAACAACGGCGCGGGCTTTTACTTGCGCAGGCGACCGGGAGCCGTCTGTAACTTTAGGGTAGCCTGTCCACGGTAGTCTTGTAAAGATATGGCAGTTACTTTTTGCAGTCAGACGTCTTGCTTTTTTGGGGGGAATGACATGTTTTGAAGGAAAAATTATCTGATTTGTGCCGTGAGCAGAAGCAGACGATCACTCCGCACAAAACAAATCAGGACGTCGCCGAAAATACCGACCTTTCCGTCGGCACCGTCTCCCAGTTCTTTCGCGGCGACATCAAAAATCCGTCTGTTTACACGGTCGGCCCGATCTGCCGGGAGATGGGTGTCTCTATGGATGAGTATTTCGGCATCCCGCATGATGAGCCTGCCGAGCCTTCCGAGCCTCCCGATGCTGAAAAACTCCGTGCCGAGACCGCGGCCCTTCGTGCACAGCTTGCTCAGCAGCAGAAGTCCCTGCGCATGCACCGGCTTGTCACGCTCATCCTCTTGGGTATTCTTTTGCTGTGTGCCCTTGCGCTTGTGGCCGACGTACTCAGCCCATCGATCGGCTGGATCCGCACATAAATAAAACCGCCCCGGCCCAGCGCCGGAGCGGTATCCGTATAACCTTTTGCCCTTGTGGCGAGAATCTGCTTATGAAATTTACATCTACCTGGAAAATCGCCGACCCGCTCGCGCAGTACATCATTTACCTGCGCAAGTCCCGGAAGGACATGGAGGCCGAAGCTCTCGGCCAGACCGACACGCTCAAGCGGCACCGGGCCGCGCTTTTGTCGCTGTCCGAAAGCCGCGGGCTGAACGTCATAGAGATCTGCGAGGAAGTCGTGACCGGCGACTCCATCGCCGTCCGGCCGGAGGTGCAGAAGGTCCTGCAGCTCGTCGAGACCGGGAACTATGCGGGCGTCATCGTCATGGAGGTCGAACGTCTGGCGCGCGGCGACACCATCGACCAGGGCATTATTGCCCAGACCTTTAAATACTCCGACACCCGCATCATCACGCCGAACAAGACCTACGACCCGAATAACGAGATGGACGAGGAATACTTTGAGTTCGGCCTCTTTATGTCCCGGCGCGAGTACAACACCATCAAGCGCCGCCTGTCCCGCGGCAAGGAGGCGTCCTTGCGCGAGGGCAAATGGATCTCCGGCAAGACGCCCTTCGGCTGGTCGCGTGAGAAGCTGCCGAATGACAAGGGCTACAAACTCGTCCCGCACCCGGAGCAGGCCCCCGTCCTGCAGCAGATCTACAACTGGTACACCGGCGATGGCTGCGCGCGCATCGGCGCGAAGGCGATCTCCACGCGGCTGAACAGCCTCGGCGTCCCGACCAACTCCGGCAGCCTTTGGCGCGCGGACTCTGTGCTGGATATCCTGCGCAATCCGGCAAATGCGGGCTGGATCAAATCCGGTGGCCGACCGGAGACGAAGCGCATTGTCGACGGCGCTGTCGTCGTCAGTCGTCCCCGTACCCGGCAGGAGGATCTGAAGCTTTATAAAGGGCTGCACGACGGCCTGATCTCGCAGGAGCAGTACGACAAGGCCGTCGCTCTGAGCTATTCCAGCGCCAGCCCGCGCGGCAAGGGCGCATGGGGGACCGTGACGAGCCTCGCCGGGCTCGTCCGCTGCGACCAGTGCGGCCGCGTGATGGTGCGCCGCCCGTCTTCCGGCGGCCGGCGTGATACGCTCCTTTGTCCCTCCTACGGCTGCACGACCGTCAGCGCGTGGTATGATGATGTGGAGGACGCCGTGCTGGATGCTCTGCGTGGCTGGCTGCGTGAGCTGGAGCTCGGTGAGGCCGCTGCGCCAGATGACACGCCCATGCGCACCGCGCTCGAGTCCTCGATCGCCGCCGACCGCAAGCAGCTTGCCAAGCTGGAGGCGCAGGAGGCCCGCGCGTATGAGCTGGTCGAGACCGGCGTCTATACGCCGGAGATCTTCCTGCAGCGCTCGCAGGCGCTCGCCGCTGACAAGCAGGTCATCGTCGACCGCATCGAGGCAAGCCAGACCACGATCCATGAGCTGGCCCGTGCCAGACAGGCCCGCGCCCGTCTGGCCCCCGCCGTCCGCCGCGTCCTCGAGACCTACCCGCTCGCCGCATCCCCGCAGGAGAAAAACGCCCTCCTGAAAACTGTCCTGCAGAAAGTCCTCTACCATAAACAGACCAAATCCTACACCAAATCCGGCAGCGACATGCACGTCACCCTCTATCCCCTCGCTGATTGATGGTTATACATTTATTCGGTACGCATGAATGAATCCCGTCTAAATATAGATTCTATAGCAAGCGGAAATCCCTCCTGGTGACAGGAGGGATTTCTTTATTTTGCGATATGCTCATAATACGCCATGAGCTTCTGTTCCGGCCCCGGGCCGTCCTTGTCGAGCAGGAACGCCTTTGCCAGCGCGGCGTAGAACTCCGGGCGGTTGAGGCCGAACTCTACGGCGACGGGGTAGTAGTCCGAGTACATCATGTTCATGGTCACGCCCCACGCCCAGCGCGGGACCACTGGTGCCTGAATGCCCATGCTCTCGGCCACAGCCGTTGTCTGTTCCATCGTCCAGTGCGGTCCGGTCGTGCCGTCGGCGTTTTGCATGTTTGCTGCCCACTGCATGGCGGTCGCGCGGTCAAACTCGACCGTCTCCGGCTCGTCGTGGTCCTCGAGCTTATCCAGCCGGCACAGCAGATCTGTGACTGCTGCGGCCTGCTCGACCGTACGCAT